TTTCAGTCAAAGATGACGTAGCCTTGGTCAAGTCGTACTCGTAGAAACCCGAAGAGAAACCTGTGAAGCCTGTAACAGTACCGGAGCCATTGGTGTTAACGGTTCCCGTAGCATTCCAGCCTTGGACATAAATTGTTTTGATGCCACCGACTGAATCTCGGCATCCGAGGGCGTAGCCCGTAGTTAGGGAGCAGGACATATGTGTATGGGGGTTAAGTTGCGAGAGAACAAAAAGCAGGGGGAGGTTTCCCTCCCCCCCTACACATTAGGTCAAGCGGAAGTCAACGATGAGGTCGGGATAAGCGAACTGGACACCTGCTTTGAAGGCTGCTTGGAAGCGGACTTCATCGTTATCACGGCTGAACCATATCGAGAACTGCTCCTCGTCGCTCAACAAGTCGGTTCCGTAGAACAAATTTCCGAGGTAGGTTGCAACGATACGGTTTGTGTTGGTCAATCCGGGGACCGCAATAACCTTCACATTTGTGCCGGGATAGACGAACTCACCATCGGCAAGACCAGCCAAGTCAACTTGGTTGTACATAACGCCTGTCTGTGCTTTCAAGGCGTTAATCAAGGTGCGGAAGTTGTTCCAACCGCAGAAGATAACGAGGTCTTGCTTGGTTAGAATGGCCTGTGGAATTTGGTTGTAGATTCCGTCGAAGATGGAAATCACGTTGCTTGTAGTGATACCAACGGATGCAGAAACCGCACCTGTGTTACCGCTGATGGTAGAACCCGAAGCAGCGTTCAAAAGTTGGTTGATACCGCTGAAGTAAGCGTTACCCTGCCAAATTGCGTTCTCCAAAGCCTCAGCGATGCGGAGAGCCTTCTGCTCGGAGAAAGCCTGCTCGAAAGGAACACCCTCGTAGTTAGAGCCAGCAGTCAATTGGGTCTGCATCCAGTACTGCTCCAAGGAGCGAGGACACAAGGTTTCCTGCACTTTCATACGGCCAACGGTGATATTCCGCTGGGTGAAGGCAGTTGTTCCCGATGTGGTGTAACCGCAAGCATCACCGCTTTGGATTTGGGCATCGGTGTCCATGAGGTTTAACGCAGCAGCGAATTTGATACCCACCTGCTTGGTGAACAAAGACGCAGAGCGAGCGGAAAATACCGCTTTGGTGATGAGAGGAAGCCTCTCTTGGTCGGTGTAGGAGGTTAATCCTGTGAAAGTAAATGCCATGGTTAGTGGGGGTTTTAGGGGTTAGTTTTTAGATTTAAGGGATTGGAGTGCTTGTGCGAGAGCGTTGAAGTTCTGCGAGGCTTGGGCCTTGCGTTGCTCAACGATTGCTGAACCGCTTGCTTTGGGGGCCTCTGCTGGGAGTTCGGAAACCTTCTCGACGATGTCGGCCATGGTTTCAACCTGCGATGCGAATGCGGACATTTTCTCTTTCATCTTGCCCATCTCGGCATAGGCTGCTTTGAGTTCTTCCATGATGGCTCCGAGGTGCTTGGCGACGATGGCCTCGACAACTTCGGGGGTCATAGCGATAGGGGCTTCGGGCATTTCGGGGGCTTCGGGTTCTTCGGGGGCTACCTCAATCTCAACCTCTTGGGCAGCGACTGGTACTTCGGCAGCGATGACCTCAACAATTTTGCCTCCTTCGGTCTTGATTGTGCCAACGCCTTCGACAACATGCTCGCCATCGGGGGCAGGGAGTGTGCCGTCCTCGGCAACGACGTAGACCGCAGTACCGGCAACAAGGTCCCCGTCCACACGGACAACCGTGCCATCGGTCAACTTGTAGTCGGCAAAGGACTGCTTGTTTGTGCTGAATTTGCGGAGTTCAGTCCGCAGGGATTCAATTGCGTTTTTCAGGTTCATAGTTAGTGGGATTTGTAGGTGGGGGTTAATTGTTGCAAAAAAGCGGTAAGTTCATCGGCAAGGCCAGCGAGTGCGACCTCCAGTTCGGATTCGGTTTTGTCCATTCCGAACAAGCCCTCAACGGAGAAACCCCGGAACAGGTTGCGGTTCTCCCACACTTCGTCGTTCTCGACTTTGAAGGAACCGAACCAAGAGCCATCGGGAGTGTCCTCGTAGCCTTTGGGTGGCATCACACCACGCTCGGAGTCGGTGATGTAGGACTCGAACATGAACACGCCATCCAGTTCAGCATTGTGGTAAGCGTTGACGTTGTGCTGATTGCCTTGCTTGAAATACTTTTGGACTATCTTGCGGATGGTCGCTTTGTCGAATACGACGTAGTACTCCCCGTAGGTTTCGTCCTTTCGGAAGATGGGAGTGTCTGCAAGCATGAGAGGACCTGTGAGGACCCTCCGTTCGCCTGTTTCGGTGAATCGCTGCTTGGCTTTGGCAAAGGCTTGGAATGGCCGTTCAATCGCTGGCATATCGGTCAGGGCCACGAATTGGACTCCTTCATCCACCTCGTCCACGGTCATCCTGTAAATGGGTAGTTCCATAGTGGTAGATGTGATTAGGCTCCAAGAGTTGCAAATTCTTCAAGCCTCCGAACCCTGCGAGTGCTTTGGGTGATGTCCCGTTCCACGACATAGGCTCGCATAGGTGATGAGCCTTGGCCTTGGCCCATTGCAGCACCATCCGTTCCAAGCATCGTCATTTGCGGATTAGCGAAGATGGGGGCAGGAGCGACCTCGCCTCCTTCGCCACCACCAGCAGTCAACGCCCCACCGCCTCCACTTGCTGAACTACCTTGGAATTGTGTCTTACTGATTTTGGCGACCTGCGCCAAACCTGTTGCAAGGGCTATACCTGCGTCAATGAACTGACGACCTTTTGCAAGTTTAATCGGATTCCCTCCAGCAGTCAGGGCAGCGGTTACGGCCATGAAGGTGTTGATAAGGGCTTGACCCATGCTAGCCTTCTTGTTTATCTCAAAGGCTTTCCGTTGGTCTTTCTCGGACTTGCCCAAGCCAGCGGTCAGCAAATCACCAAGCGCACCAACGGCCTCGGAAGCCATCTCCAAGTCCTGTTGCCTACGTTTGCGTTCAATCTTCGAAATTTTGTCTGCGCTATCCTCTGCAATGCCTTGCTCTTTAAGTCGCATTTCCTCGGTCAGCAGAATGTAGGCTTTGGCAAACTCGTCCGAATTCGTAAACCTCTTTTTTAGGTCTGCCTCCCTTTGTGCTTTTTCTTCTCGAAGGATTGCAAGTTTCTCATCTCTCAAAGCCTTTTCCCTTTCGAGTTCATCGTTTATCCTGCCAATTTTAGCCAAGCGAAAATTCTCGGCTTCTTGACTGGCCGCCGAATCCATCGCCCTCAAATCTTCTGCATCTTTCTTCTGCTTTTCTATTGCATCGGTTCGCAGTTTGGTTTGATAAGTCAGCCTTGCGACCTCTTTCTCATGGCTAAGTTGCGCTCTTTCTTCTTCTTTCTCGGCCGCTGCAATCCTTGCGTCATAAGCCGCCATCAATAGTTTCTGAACCTTTGCCTCGCTTTCGCCTCTTGCCTCTGCAAGTTCAACCTGCCTTTGTGCTAATTCGGATACGGACTTAAGGTCTTTCGTTTCAATGCCTAAGAAATCCTTGACGACTTTTGTAAGTTTTTCCCAGTTCTCAACAAGCAATCCAACACCAACAATCGCTGCACCAATACCCGTTGAAATCAAGGCGGTCCTAAAGAGGCGAAGGCTTACGATGGTTCCTTTCAGCGTCTTATCGTAGAGAGCCGTTGCAATCCTGTTGGCCGTCATTGAGATGGCCGATTCCTTTTGTAGCAGAACCGTTACCTGCTGGATTCCGTTGGCGATAGCCATTGTCGCATTGACCTGCAACATAGCCTTTTGGATGTCCTCGTTTTCCTCGCCAAACAAAGCAGCAGCACCTTGAGCGATTTGGAAACCAGCAGCAACACCTTGAACCGCTTGAGTGAACGCCTCAATGTTTTTGGTGTCCGAGCCAAGGTTTTTGACCCTTTGGCTAACATCGCCAATGGTGTCGGACAACTCCCCTGCCTCGGCTTCTAACTTCCGAAACTCTGCGGAGTTCTCTTGCCCGGCAACTGCAAGGTCAACGAGCGCACGTTGTAAATCACGGAGCCGTTTCTTTGCGGATTCCGTTCCTTGACCTGTTGAGTCTTTCAGTCCTACTTCGAGGACGATTTCTTTAGTTACTGCCATTATCCGGGGGTTGGTAATTCAGGGTTTACGGGTGGTTCGTAGTCGGGGTCTGCTGGGTCGGGGTCGATAGGTCCATTCGGTAATCCAGCAGGGTCAGTCGTTACAGGCAGGCTCGTTACAGGCACGAATTCTGCAAGGTTTAGAATCCTTCGGAGCGTTACCCGGCACGGCTTCGCTTCGCCTACGGTATAGTCCCGAATCTCAAGCAACCTCCATCGTATGCCGTTGTAATAAATCGGCTTTCGGAAATCAAGTTGATAGATGTCCACGCAGTTCAAGACCGCCGTCAACTCTAACTGCAAGGCTTCCTTGGAGGTCGTTTCGGTGATGTAATTCAGCCAATACTTGTTGTAAAGGTTGTTGTTCGTGTAGGTGATTGGCGTACCGCTTGCGTTGACTGCATTGTAGAAGACCTGCCTCGGAATACCAAAGGCAAGGTCCTCGGTGGGTGCATAGGGGTTGTCGATGTGGCTCACGAATGGAACGTTGGCGACATATTGGCCCGTAGCAAACGAACCGCTCACGCCTGTTTGATAGAACCAAGATTTATTCCCTT